GGTGCAACAAAATGCCGTGCCCCAAAAATACCATCAGCGAAGCGATCCCCCGAACGGCCTGGATATTGGTGATAACCTGGCCGCCCGGTAGCGAATGTGCTGGCGCTGTTTGCGAGGCGGGATAACCACGAACCGCCGATGGAACACTTGCTGATGCCTTCATTTTTACCGATTCCTTGCGCCAAATTCATCCGTGGCGCAAGTATATCGGTTTCTGGATCACAGCCGCCCCATGTGGTGGGCGGTCTGATCTATGCGGAAACGGCCGGCGCGGTGTAGTTCGCGCCATCGAACGAATATCCTATGCCTACCTGCGATCCATCCGGAATCAGGTTTGCCGTAGAGCCCTGTGGCGGAGTCCAGTCAGATACGCCGTCCCACGCAACGATATTGGTTACTACGCCGCTTTCTACAATGGCATATGTGCTGATGTCGCTCATTATGCGAATTCCTCGATGATGACGATACCGGGTGCAGCTTGGCCCGACGCGCGCGCGATGCCACCATTAGATGATGTGGCACCAGACGCTCCGCATCCTGGGCCTGAGCCGCTATTGCCGGCGCTATTTGCAGTAAGAATGCCGACTGAACCTTGCGATAGAAACGAACCGCCGCCATTGCCAGAAAAAAGATTCCCGGTGTTATTTGCGATTCCTGCGCAGCCCGGACCGCCCAATCCGCCCGAGACGTTTGCACCGACAATCGAAGCACCGCCAGAACCACCCGCGGCCACAACAGGAGTAGAGGCTGCAAAACCTGCTGCACCACCAATGCCGCCGCCTGCAGTCACAACCGCGCCAATCGAAGACGTACCGCCGTTATTGCCATTACCGCTTGCCGGCGCGCCACCAGCACCAATTGTGATTGCCTGTCCGCTAAGCGATGCGACCGGGTAATAACCAATGGCATTAGCACCACCGCCGCCGCCACCGCCAGCCGCCCATTGTCCGGATAATGTTGCCGCAGCTCCGCCTCCGCTCCCACCACCCCCAACCACAGTAACGCGACAATGAGTCGTGCCCGCTGTCGGCGTATATGTACCGCTCGAGTTGAAGGTCTGGATGCTGAGCAGGCGCCCTGTGGATGACATCGCCTGCAGAATATTTGTACCGTCTCCATACAGCTGCGCCGAGACGCCCTGCGGCACTGCGACGCCGCTGCCGGCTGCGGTCTTGGCGGTGACAGTAAAGGCGCCCGTTGTGTTGTTGATCAGCAGCCACTGCGATTTGAGCGCCGGGAAGATGATCTGCACGTTACCGGTAAGCGTGCCGGACAACGTAATGATCGGCAGACCGAATTGTGGCGGAGTCAGTGTCACATTAGCGTTTGTGAGTCCAGTCACCGCGGTGATGCCGTAGCCTTCGAGCGGCGCCCAGTTCGCTGCGCTGCCGTCCGTTGCGTCCGGGTTCGTCGCGTTGTTGTCTGCGAGATTTAGCCAGAATCCTGCACCGTCAGAGCGTTCGAGCACTGCGCCGGCCGGATAGCCACCGACGTTCGTATCCGTCGCGAATGCGCTGTTCCACTTGAACTGACCACCAGCGTTTTGCCAGCGGATGACTGCGCTGATCAGATTCAGGATGCCGTTAAAATCGGCGCCAGCCGGCGGCACACCCCCAGCCGCAATCGGAGTGAATGTCAGCGGCGGAAAACCATCGTTGAGTGACGCGGCGCCCGGCGTGATGCCGATCTGCGACGCCTCCGGAATCGTGTTCTTCGTCCCGTTGGCAGCGAAGGCGAGCGGGACGAGTGTTGGTGTTTGACTAGCTTGCATTCACAGCTCCAGTAAAGAATGTGCCTTGCCCGAACGGCGCGGCGCTCGCAGTGCCCGCTTCCTTGAAGCCGAATACATTGGGAAGCTGCACCTGAATAATTGAAGCGAGCACGCCCGTCGGTCGCGGCAGCGCGCCGGACTGGGTCATGATCGCCATCTCGAATGGCTGCAGAAAAAATTCGAACGTGTAGCGCATCTGCATGTTGCCGAGGTCGTTGACGTAGCATCGACCGCGGCCCGCGAACAGGTTCTGGAGCAGGCGGTTATAGCTGGGGATCGAACCGTCGGTGATGTTCGCCAGTGCCTTGACGAGAATCAGCGTGCGGAATGCGTCGTCACCCAGCGAATAATTCTGCGTAACCGGTGCTCCCGAATAGAACGCCCCCGAACCGAAGGGTGTTGCGCTCAGTGTGCCCGCTTCGTCGAAGCCCAGATTCAGTTCGGCCGAGGGGATTTTCAGGATCCGGCCATTATCAAGACCGACAATTTTTCCCCAGATATCGAGGCCTTTACCGACCGCCGTATCGACGTTCCAGATCAAATCGTAAAACGAGTCAATATCGGCCGACGGGTCGATATAACCGTTCATGTTCTGGATCAGTTGAACGATCGTCGGACTGTTCGCATACTGACTGATAATCGTCTGCTCGACGTTATCCATAATCCGGCACCTGAAAATCCAATTCCAGAATCATACGAGAGTAACGACGATATTATTCGCGGACAGCGTCGGAATCTGATTGATATTCACGCCGACCGAGTTCTGATTTGCGGTCGTCGTGCCGATTTGCACCGAGATTAATTCGACGTTCGGATTGATATTCTCGATGCCCGGGTAATAGCGGCTCGCATAAATAGTGCGGCCGATGCGCGCGCGCTGGCCGCCGTCGGCGCCCGTGAAGGCCGCAGTGATCGCGTTCTGCACCAGCTGCGTGATGTTCGAAGGCAAGCCCGGCACGTTTGCGATCTGCACCGCGTACAGGATCGGCAGACCGGTCGCAATGTCTAGCTTCACCGTGTACTGCGGAAACGGCGCCGTGTAGCCGTCGGTGTCAAAGACCGTCACCGCCGTGCTGCCCGAGTAGTTGCAGCCAGGCCCCTTCTTCGACCAGATTGCGTTCGCGACGTCCTGCACAGCGCCGCCGGCGACGCACACATACAGCGAGTTGGCCAGCAGCGTGACGCCGCCCACGACGGCGGGCGTGCCGAGCGGGTTATCGACCACGTAGGCATCCAGCACATTGGCCACGCTCAGCACCGCGCCGCGCACCGACGGCACCGAGCCTTGTGAGTTGAGTGCCACAGACTGACGGCGGCGATTCTCGAAGTCCGCGCGAGTCTCGACGTCCGAGCCCAGCACGCCGTCGGCGGCGTTGGAGATCGAATCGCAGCCCGGAATCTGCTGATAGATCTTCAGCGATCCGGCCGGACACGCAATCGGGCCGGTGACCGCGCAGGCGAATGTCAGGTCGATGCTGCCGCTCGCCGGGATGACGCCGGCCTGCGTGCACAGATAGATGTTGCCGTCCGTCGAGCTCTGCGCCTTCGCGCCGACCGGGATCGGTGTATTGACCAGGCCGCTGCAGGTTGCAGTGACGCTGGTCGGCTCGGCGGGATTACGGTCGATGAAATAGATGCGCCCGATCGCGTCCTGAAACCGGCCATCGGACAGGTCGGGGTCCACGCCGTTGACGACCTCGAGGATGTCGTCGTTCTTCGCGCCGATGATCGCCGTGACGCTCGAGGCAAGTTGCCCCTGCGGCGTCTTCACGTTCGGCGAGCCGTCGGCGTTCGTCACGTTCATGTTGCCGCCGAACGCGGCGTTCGTATCGGCGAAAATGCCGTCGAGGATTGCAGACTCGTCGGGCACCGCCGGGCCGCTCGGTGCCCAGTTGATCGGAGGTACGCTGGAACTCGGGGTCGACATGGTGAGACCTCAGAAGGAAACAGGAAGAGTGATACCGCTCGACGTGGTCACCTGAATCGTGCCTTTGATCGTGCGACCCACGAACGAGGTGATCGTCGCGCTAGCCTTGACCACTTCATTGACGGTCAGCGCGGCCTGCTCGATCAACGATTGCAGCAGTTGCAGCGGCGGCGACTGGCCAAGCACTTCGGAGAAGTACGGCACGCCGTCTGCGGTGTTGAACCAGCACTCGCCCTGAAACGTGCGCACGGCGCTCGCGACGTCCTGCGAGATTGAGTACGGATCGCTCGCCATCGCGATGTTGCCGCTCGCGTCGAGGCACAGATCCCACGTGGTTTGATCGAGCAATAGTGTGTTCATGGTCAGTTCGGCGGGCTGGTGTTGTTGCCCGTTCCGTTCTCATGGTGGGTGTGGGTGCTGTCGATCGCCTTGCCGTTCGAGGTAACCGAGCCGATGAAGTTGATGATGCCGGTGATGGTTGCCGCGACGCCGCTGGCTGTGCTGCCAGTCATTCCGGCAAGCCAGGACAGCAACCCCTGCACGATCACCATGCCGCTGAAACCGGACTGCGGCGAATTGACAGTGAGAGACGTCGAGGCGTCGATTTCGACGAGCGGCGCGGTCAGCGTGATCTTCGTCGGCGACACGATACCGATGCCGGCAGCCGAGAAGCGCACGTATTGCTGCGGCACGCCGTTCAGGAAGCCGCCGATATACAGGCCATCGGCTGCGTCGAACTTGCGCTTCGAACCCGGGTTCGCCTGTGCCTTCGTGGATTTCACTGCAGAGATGTCGCGATCTGCGATGACCGCTAACCCGATGTCGCCCTGCTTCGGATCGAGGATCACGGCATCGGTGCCGCCCTGCAGCCGGAAATAAGGCAGGTTGTACACGGTGCCGTGTGGCACCGCGTTGTCGCTGCCGTCGAGCTGGTTGACCAGCGGCCGCACGTCAACGAAGCCGACCGGCGACAGATCGCCTGCGTTGGTCACGGCGATCACTTCCACCAGCTTGGCCGTGCTGATTTCGGCCAGCACCTGACGGATCAGGAACAGCTGTTCGTTAAATGGCGAGCCGCCGGACGTCGCGTCGGCCGCGCCGCGGTAACCGAGGTCATTGGTCATTGCTGGGCACCGCGAGGATCGAAGTGAACCATTGGCCGTTGGGCGTCTCGGTCTGTAGCGAGTGCTGCACCTGCATGACCGTCCATTTGCCGCGCGCCACCTGCAGGGAGCTATCCACCTGAACGACACCGCCCGGCTTGATGGATGCGTTAAACAGCGTCGTGAGACCGAGTCCGTTACTGGAGAACGTCGGATAGCCGACCATTCCCGTGTCTGGAGAAATCAGCGGCACGTCGCCGCTGCGTGAACCGTTCTTCGGCCAGATCGCAAGCGTGCCACGGTCAATCGTCCAGCTGATATCCGCGGCGCGCGCACACGCGCGGACCTGCGCGAGCGCGGTGCCCGGGAAATACGGGCTCGCCAGTTGGACGGACACGCCGTTGTTTTCGAACGCCACGCCCATCGTTTGCGCGAGCGTCTGCATGATCGTCGCGACGTCGGCGGAGCCGGGAAAGCTCAGTGCATTGACGGGCTTCAGCGCCGACGCGAGACCGCCAAGGCCGGTAATGTTCAGCGGAGTCTCCGGCGCGCCCTGAAACTCGCCCCACGCCTGCCAGATCGTGCCGTTGTAGATCGTTTGCAGGCCAGTCTCGTCATCGCCGGCCGCGACGAGCACCGCGTTGTTGAACATCACCGCCGAGTTGATCGGCCCGATGGTCGTCAGCTGGTTGATCATGTCGAGCGGCAGGCCGAACAGTCGCAACTGCGCCTGCGGCATCGCCTCCCCGCCGTAGACCTGAATGCCGGCATGCACGCGCAGACCCGACAGCGTGACCGTGTTCGCGCCCGAGTCACCGAACTGGCCGGTGCCGAGCGTGATCGTCACGTCGATGCGTTTGCGAGTGAAGCTCATGTGAGATCGCTCGCTTCAAGGTAGACCAGTTGATAGCGCGCGCCGAGACCGTCGTACGTCGGATCGGCGACGCCTTGCGTGTCGAAAAACGACAGATCGCCGACAAACCCGAGATAGGACTGGCGCACGATCAGCACGCGGTCGCGCGCGATGACACCGGTCACGATCGGCACGTTGTTGACGTACAGGTCGAGATACATGCCCGTCGTCTTCTGATAGACCTTGAGCTGGCAGTTCTGGCCGCCGAGCAATGTGCTCAGCTTCTGCGACGGCACGGCAGATAGCGGAATAGTCTTCATCACCGCACCACCGAGACTGGGCCATACAGCGCGGCAAGCGATGCGCTCGGCGTGCTCGCCTGCACCTGCCCTTGACTGACCGTGTCAGCAGACGCGGGATTCTGCACGTTGTCGAACGCCGCGGTCGCGTTCACGCGGATTTCCTCGATGTGCAGATCGACCTTCATCAGTGTCGCGCCGTCGCGCTGTTCCCGCCGGTAGTCGTAGGCCACGATGTTCGCGTTGTTGTAGACCACCTCCGGCATGACGATGCTGTAGAGGTTTGTCGACCGCTTGGCGATATCGATCGCAGAGATGAAATTGGCGCGCCGCTGCTCATCACCACCACACACCAGGCTCACGACGGACGCATACGGACGCTGCACCTTGTTGTACGACTGGAACGCGCCCTGCTCCATCGGATAGTCGGGCACGTTCGAATCCGCGCGATATTGCACGGCGCGCACGCTGTCGGCGATCGCGACCGGCTGGTTGCTCGAATCGAATACTCCCCAAACCGGCTTCGCGAAGCCGAGCGCAAACTGGCCGAGGCCTGCGTTGATCAGGAAGCTGTTCACCTCGGTCAGCACCGGCGTGCCGACGAGACGCGCCAAAGCGGGAACGCCCGGCAGCGCCGGGACGTTCGGGAATTGCGGGACCGGAAGGTCTGGCATCGGCATTAGCTCACCCCCGTGTTGGCCTGCGGCACCGTGAAGCTATAGCGCGCGACGGCGCCCCCGAGCTCACGCGCGATACCGTGAGCGTCTGTCGCCTGCGTATGGATCGTGATCGGACCATTGATGTTGGTCTCGGCTGTCGTCGTGCTGGTCGACGTGTTCGACGCTACAGGAGCGACGTCGCGCGCGCCGATGCCCTGTCTGGCGATCAGCGCAGCGTGTTGTCGCGCTAACTGTGTGGCGTTTGACGAGCCGCCCATCATCGCTTGAAGTTTTGCACCGTATTGCGGGTCCGTCGCGTAATGGCCGGTGAGTGCAGCGGCATACGCCATCGGGTCGTCGAGGTGTCGCCGGGCCTCTGCATATGCCGATCCGGTTGCGAGCAACTTTCCATGCGCTTCAAACGCATCGGCCAGCGAAGCATATTTCGCGAATTTCGTGGGCACGCGCTTGCCACTTGCATCCCAATCCATGCCCATGACGAAGTCCTGACCAGCCGCGGCGTGAATCCCGAAGGGGTTGTTGCTGCCCGGCGGCATCTGCTTTCCGAACCCACTTTCGAGACCAAACTGCGCAAGCGTGACGTCGATCGGAACACCGTATTTCGCCTGCGTTCTGATTGCCGCTTGCACTGCCTCCGGTCCCGCTTTCTGACGGAGATCATTCGAGGTGCCCAGCGCGCCGGATAGCGCGCTGGTAGCATGGGATGCGACCGCCTTAATGAAGTCCAACGCCGGCATGTGAGCCGATGCTGCCAGCCAGTCACCATTCGCGATGTCCTTCTCGCCCTGGGTCTTATCCGTGTCTGGCAGACCCATTGCCTTCGCAATGCCGAGACCTGCGAGCGCCGCAATCGCGGCCGGCCCCAACGTACCGATGATGCCCAACGAGGATCCGAGTCCACCGAGCGCGCCGGCAAGCGAGAGGATTGGACTCACCATCGACAGAATCTTGATTCCGGCCAACGCGATGAGAACATTCTTCCATCCGCCCACCGCGTCGGCCGCTTTGTCGGCCCACTCGACGAAGCGCTGCGCAGCGGCCACGGCGTTATCCACCCACGCGCTGATGTCTGCCTTGTGGTCCGCGACCCAGTCGGCCATTGCCTGGAGCTTTTGCAGCCACTTCTCGAACACCGGCATCAGCTCAAGCAAGATCGTCGTCCCGACGTATTGCAGACGGTCGCTGAAGTCGAGCCATTCATTCTTGAGTTTGAGCGCCTGTGCGGCCTGCTTCTCGGTGATGGCGGAGTTCTTTTCTTGCGCGGCCACCAGCGCGAGAATCGCCTGCGGACCTTGCTTGATGAGATTGAACTCGCCATCGCCGATGCCCATCTGTTGCGCGACGAGACGCGCGCGGCCCGGGTCGGTTTTGAACAGATTCGCGACAATGCGCGAGCGGGCGAGCAAGTAGGAGTTGCCGTCTTTCAGGTCTTTGACCGAGCCGCCGAAGCGCAGGAACCATTGCTGCGAATCGCTCACCTGCCCGAGCTTGAACTTGGCGACCTCCTGCTGCGAGGCCTGCAACGCGGACGTGATGCCCTCGGCGCTGCCGCCGGCGCGCTCAGCTGCGCGCTGCCACGCCGACAGATCCTGCGTGCTCATTTGCAGGTTCTTCGCCATGAAACCGAGGCTGGCCGCCGAGTTGATCGTGCTCTCGGTGAAGTTCTTGATACCCATGCCAGCGGTGAAGATCGCCACCAGCGCGAGCACTTCGTTGCGGACTTTCTGGAAGGAATCGGCCGCGCGTTTGTTGGCCGCCTCAACCTCTTTGGCGGCGCTCTTCTCTTCGGCGGTGAGGGTCTTGGTAGCTTTGGTGGCGTCAGCCTTGCCACGCTTGAATGCGGCAAGGTCTAGCCCGAGAGTGACGACCAGCGCGTCGACGACAGTTGCCATGCTTCATTTCCTCGGTTTGTTCAACTCGCGCTCGTTGTGCGAATCGACAGCGATCACTTCGAGCAGGTTGTACAGGTCCTCGGCCCCGTACACGGTCTGTAGCTCATGCAGCGTCGCGAGGCGCCGGGAAACGACTGCGCCGATGGACCGGGGCAGATTCACATACTCGATCAGGCCGGGGACGTATTGGCCGCGTCCGGAGCCTGTTTCAATGGCGCGGCGACGCGAAAAAAATCCATGTGCAGATCGACCGTTGCCTTGCGCAGCATCAGCCGCGTGGCGACCTCTTCGATATCGTCATCGATCAGCGGCCGCACGAACTCGGGTTTCGAGCGATCAGGGATGAGCTGCACGCACTCCATCATCTGGTCAAAGAGCGGCTTGGCCATGTCGAATGGCACGCGGGCCAGCGACTTGACGCCGATCGCGGCGAGACCCGCGAGGCCCGATGAGAGCAGTTCGTCGGGGATCTCGACGCCGCAATTCATCGCGGTGAAGAGCGCGCGCGCAGCCCATTCCTCGGACTGCGCTGACGACATTTCGGTGATCAGAAACGCCTTGCCCTGGTCGCGGCCGGCGGCCGTCACGGTGTAGGTGAGTGTCTTTCGTGCCATGGTCAGAACGGTGCCGGGTCAACCTGATCCCACGTGATCTGATACTCCATCGCCTGGAGCACCTTCTGCGCATTCGGGATCGCACGGATGCGCGAGAGAACGCCCGTCGTCAGCGTGTATTTCTTGCCAATCGACGGGATGCGGATGGTGGCGTTCGCAGCATAGATCGTGCTGTTCGTCTTCATCGCCGCGAGCCACTGTTCGAACATCGTCAGCTGCGGCGAGTCGGGCATGATCGTGATCGTCTGCGGCGTGTTGTACGGCGTGTAGCCGGCGTACATGTTGCCGTCCGCGCCCTTGCCGACTTCCGCCGGCTCAACATCGTCAGTCGCGAACATCGCGTCCGCAGCGAACTTGGTGAGCTTCTGCGGAACGGGGAAGATTGTCGCAATCGACAACATGAAAACGGCGTTGCTTGAAGTGATATCCATGTCGAGTCCCCTTACTGCACCAGGATGGAAGCCATTTGCAGCACCTGGACCGATTGCCCGTCCATGTACCAGTAATTGATCGGCGGCGATTGGCGCGCAGCGCGCACCTGCGGAGTTGCGGCGAGCACTTGCAGATACCAGCCACGCGTCGACAGTACGTTGTCGATCGCGAGGCCTGCGGCGGCGTTCACCTCGGCGGCTTGTGCAGCGGACAGTGCGACACCCGCGCGCTGACCACCGAAGTTCTGGAACTGGTTGATCGGATCCGTGAGGAACGCTTCGATGAGCGTGTCGCCGTCGGAGTTGTACGGGATCGAGTTGACCGACGTCAGGCCGGTCATCATCGCCAGTTGGAACTGGTTAGTCAGGAAGATCTGGTTGACGTACGAATCGATCCAGTCGTACTGGCCGCCGATCTGCCCGTTCGACAGGAACAGGAAATCGTCATTGGCGGTCGAGAAGTCGCCATAGCAGCTGTAACCATTGGCGAGCAGGTTCGTGTACACCGTGCCGTCGGTGACGTCCGCAGTCAAACCGTCCTGCGATCGGAACGCCGCCGTCACGCGGCCGTTGGTCGCCGAGAAGTCGAGCGATGCGACGTAGCCCATGAGGAACGCCGCCTTGTCGGCCGGGCTCCAGAGCGGCGCGACGCCCGACATGTTGTTCGCCTTCACCTGCGCACCGAAGGACGTCGGCGCGGCGCCGACCGTCGGCGCGACATCCTGATCCCAGCCGGCATACAGATAGCGATTGCCCTGCGACACCGTCCAGGCAGCGAACGCCATCTTCTGCGTGTTGCCCGCGCCGTTGTCCGGATCAAACACGGTCATGAACGAGCACCAGTTCGTCGTGAGCTTCACCAGCGCGGCCATGGCAGTTGCGGGCGTCGCTGCGATCGCGCCTTGCGACGTAACCGCGCCCGTGGCGGTCGTGAGACTCAGACCGGCGGCAAGCGTGCCGCTCGCTGGCGTGATGGTTGAACTCGCGCCGGTTGACGTCGAAGTGAATACGAAGGCGCTCGACTGGCTGTCGAATGCAACGGTCGGGCCGCTGGTGAAAGCCGCTGCGATCAGCGTCGCGGCGTTCGAGAAGCTGGTCGCGCTCGAGAGGTTGATCGCCGTCGACGTCTTGACCACCCCGTCGACCGTCAGCGTCAGCGTGCCGGTGAGCGCCTGCAGCTGCGTGAGCGTCATCGACGCGAGCGAGCCGCCGCGCAGATAGGCTGCGACCGGCGCCGTCGGATATTGGAAGAAACGAAGCGCGCCCGGCTTTTTCGTCGAGTTTTTGAAACCGTTGAAATAAACCGGAGCGAGCGCCGCTTCCGCAGAAGCCGGACCAAAATAATCAGAAACCGCTTGTGTCGTCGGAAATGAAGGCGCCGAACCGATTGGCACTCGCGGATTATTCGTCAACATAATGCCAATGAGATCAAGCGCTGAGCCGCCAGCGCTAATAACGCTCGGGATCACGTTGGCAATCAGGGATGCTGGGATCGACATTTATCTGTGCTCCAGATAGGCGCAGCGCTACGCAGGGTAAGTGGCGTCCACGCTTATGATATTGACGCTGAGAGCGTCGGCAAAATCCTGCGGCACTGCTGTGACAGGATTGTACTGAATTACAGCGGTGATTATCCAACGCTGCTCATACTGATTTTCTCCGTTATTAAACGGCATTTGCCGCGCGTCATCGCAATATAGCGGCTGAATATCAAGGCCGGACGCCTTAAATGAATCGACCGCATATTCACTTCGGTAAAGCGTTTCGATCATCGCGGCGTTATCCGCCGAGTTCGGGCCGTGAATATCGATCTGGATCGTCGACTTCGTCGCGCGCTCGAAATTGCGCGTGCCCGGGTTGGTGCCCGGGTCCGTGTAGGTTTCGCCGTTGGTCGAAAGGCGCGACTGGCCGAGTGGCGTCATGACGAGGAAGTCATCACCCAACGGTTCGGGCACGCGATTGTCCTGGCCGTTTACCACCTCGACGCCGGCGGCGACGATCGACAGCAGGAATGTGCGCAGCGTGGCGAGCACATTGTCTTCGGTGATGCTGACGGTGGTCGGCATGGTCAGGCCTTCTGGAGTTGGATCGCGAGAGAGCACCAGTCCGGCCACGTTTCAAGCACCTGCACAACGAGCCACGTGGTGTTCTGCAGCGACACCGGAACGTCTGGCGTGCCGCCGAACGCGATCAGGTCGCCGCCTTGCGAGTCGGGCCGGTAGACGCTGCGCCAGTCGCCGTTCAGGCGCGCGCTACGCAGCACGCCGGTGATGTTCAGGCTGTCGAGGTGCTGGAGCTGCGGCGCGGACAGCGCCTGCACCTGAACCTGTGCGGTGACGGGCGCCGCATACATCGGCGTGCGCTTGCCGCTCGGCGTGGTGTCGTAGCCGGTGCTGCGCGACAGCTGCGCCGCGGTGTTCGGGTTGATAGCGCTGGTGACGCTGTTTGCGATGCCTCTAAGATTCATCTGGCGGTCCGTCCACGATGTCGTATGCGATGGCGTGTTGCATCGGCGCCTGCGCTGAGCCGCGCAGCGGGCCGTCGAAGCCCTTCTTGCGGATCGTCGAGGGCGCGTTTGCGGGAATGGTGAAAGTGCCGATGGTCTGCTGGATGTCGGCGACCGCCGCCTCGCCTGCGAGCCGCAGAGCCTGATCGAAGTTGCCGCCGTTGCGCTGCAGGGTCACACCGACGATCTTGGCCCAGCGCGCGGCCTTCGCATCTGCGGTGCTGCGCATGAATGAGCGGGCCGGCGTGATGATCACCTTGCCGTCGACGACGCGGACCGTGCCGTATTCATTCCAGAAACCGACCAGCGCCGACGGCAGTCCGTCCGGTTCAGTCGCACCTTCGAGAATGCCGGCGCGCATCGTCAACGTGGCGTTGTCGAGGTACCGCGCGAGGGCTGCGTCGAGCTTTGCGCCGCCCGTGACCTTAACGGCACACATGCGGCGTGGGTGCCGGGAAGTACCGGAAGGACCGATACGGCAGAGCCATCTGCCAGAACATGAAGCCGTATTCCGACTGAGTCCAGAAGGCTGCGTTCTTCGCCTGGACTGCGACGAGGGAGACGTTCACCGAGCCTTCGCCGGCCGATGCGATCTGACCGACGAGCGCGGCGTTATCGCCATTCGAACCGGCAGCACGGCCGAGCAGGAAGGCAATGTGCGCGGTGATGAGGTTGAGCATCGTCGCGCGCATGGTGAGGTCTTGAACGATCGAACACGGCGAGTTGTTGAGGTACAACGTCGCCATGTTGAAATAGGACGTGAGCGTATCCGCCGGCACCGCCGTGAACGCCGGAAACTGCACGATGAACGCTGCAGGATCGAACGTGACGACGCCGGCGGGATCGCTCATTACTGGCCTTCAGCTTCTTTCAGAGTGGCGTTATCCGTGGTTCCGTCTTTCGACTTGTCCTCCGGATGGGCCTGCGGATCGTAGGGTTCGAGGCCGGTCTTTTCGGTCTCGTTGTTTCGCGCCTGAGATGCACCGGACTTGTCATCCTTCGCCGCGAAAATCAGCTCGTTCACGTGCGCCTTCGATTTGCCGTGATCCTTGACGATCTGTTCCCAGTCTTCTGCGTCGACCATCGTGACACCGAAGCCGAATACAGCGTCGCGCCCCTGCAAACCGCTGACTTGTAGCGGCGAGCGCTCGTCACCGTACATGCCGACAAGGCGCACACGGCGGCCGTCCGGCAATTGGTACTGGATGCCGTTCGGGAGTTTGCAGTAGACCTTGACGGGCTTGCTGATTTTCTTTTCTTGCGTATCGTCCGGCATTTAGATCCCCAGCATTTGAGAAACGAAGATGGGCCGATAGATGATCGCGCCAAAGTTGTGGCCCGACTTCTTTTCGGAGTAGTACGACGAGTGGCGCACGACACCGTGTGCACGCATGCGCTCGGCGTAACCCAGCTCGCCCGTCGGTTGACCTTCGACTTCTTCGACAATCATTTGCATCAGATTGCCGCCGCCCGTCGCGAATTCCGGGATCGTGACGATGGTCATGTTCTCGTAGGCCAACTTCAGCCGGTCTTTAAGAACCTGACCGAAGCCGTTTTGCTTCGTGAGGTTGCCCGACACAACGGTCGGGATGCCCACGGTGACTTTGGCGTCCGTGTCGACGAGGCCGTTGCCCTGCAAAATTGCCTGATCCCACAGTGCGACGAAGTCGGCATAGATTTCATCTGCCGTCTTCAGCGCCCACGTGTTGCCGCCGGCGCCAACGGTCGGCGCGATCGGGGCAATCAAAGACGGGTCGTTGGTCAGGCCGTAGTTCTGCAGGCCAGCCACACCGAACAGGTTGATCGCGTTTTCCTTCTTGCGAAGGATCAGCGCCGAGGCGATCTGCTGACGCGACGCATAGTCAAGGCGCGCTTTCGCGGCCTTCGCCATCTGTTTGTCGCCCCACTGCGTGTTCGTCTGGAACCCGTAGTTTTGGCGCTGCGGGAAGTTGGCGTTGTGGCCGGACATGCCGTTTTCGCTGTAGTCGCCGTACGTCGCCGTCTCGCCGGTCGACTCGACCGTCATGAACGTCGCTGTGTCGGTCGCCCAGTCACCCTTCTGCACGGCGCTGTAGAGCATCTCCGACTTCATCGGCGAGACCAGAATATCGATCACGCGCGGGTCGAAGTAGTTCGTCAGCATCGCCGGGATGCCGTTGTTGGGCGCCGTAACCATCGGGCCCGCAGCATCCATCGCTGCGACAAGTTTCGTTTTCGCCGGCTCGTCAAGCAGCTCGGCACCATAAGCCAGGTGAATCCCGTACTGGGAAAGTTGATCGAGCTTCATGCGAGTTCGCTCCAGGTGGAAATCTTGATGACGGCGTTCGCTGCGCCGCCGCGGGTGACAACGAACTTCGTCTCGATCGCGCCGGCGATCGTCGCACCGGCCGCGCCGAATTGCAGCGTGCCGTCGGCGAGCGTGGCGAACACCTTCTGGCCGAGCGTCGAAACGTTGGCCGACGAAGCAAACCACTCGCCCTGCTCAGCCACCTGCACCGGGAAACCAGCAGGCACCGCCATGCTGAATTCCTGCAGGTAGTTCGGGATGATCCCGGTCTGGTCACGCACGGCGAGGCCGAGCGGCTTACCGGAGCCGGTGTTCTGCACCTGGTTGTCGGTGTCCGTGCCCGGCCACACGAAACGCGCGACGGTAACTGCCGTCTGCGCGAGGCGCGAGATGACCGAAATCGGGTTCATCGACGCGCGGCTACCCGCGACGCCGACTTCGGGTTGCTGCTGAACGGAAGTCTGGAAAGACATGGTGGGCCGTCCTTACGCGTGTTTGATGTTGGCCAGCGCCGGGAAGGCGGTGAGCAGTTCGCTCGCACCCTTCTCGTCGTTCGCGGAATGGATCACCGGCGCCGCCTTGTTGGCGAGTAGCACGTCGACGATGCCGCTATAGGCTTCCGGCTTGTGCTCTTCCGGCTTCATGCCGCCGACTTTCAGCGTGTGCGAGAAGATCGCCTCGGCCGAGTCGAAAGCCATCGCGTCGATGTTGCCAACCAGCGGGCGGACCTTCTCGGCGGCCTTGAATCGGCTTTCGATCGAAACGCGCGCGCCATCGGCGGCCGCCTTGATCTTCTCGTCCATCGCCGCGGCGTTCTTCGCGGCTTCCGCTTTCTTCGCTTCCTCGGCGGTTTTCGCCACTTCGTCGTCTGCTGCTGCCGTCGAACCGCCTTCGAACTTCGCGAGCAGTTTCTTCAGCAGGTCAGCGATTTCGGGATCGCCGGTCGGCTCATCCTGCGTGGTCGTCGGCGTTTCGCCGAGCGCCTGGACCTCTTCGAGCGCTTCCTCGAGGGCGTTTTCGACGGCTTCGGTATCGAGCGATGCTTCATCCATCGCCACCAGCTTCGCGACGTGCGCCTTCAGCGCCGTCTTCTGCTTGGGATTGAGTTTCACGGATTTTCCTTTAACAGGATGGTGGAGTTTGGAATCAGCGACCAGAACGTCAGGACCGGCGCGACCCTCAACGACTAAAGCGACGTGATTACCTTCAATCTGCGTCATTTTAATATCGTATGGCGAGCCATTATAGGAGCCGTTTTCGATAATCGGAATATACCGATACGAACTCGATAACTCGCGCTGCTCTTTCGAATCGATTTTCTCGATATATTCGGCATCCCAGAACCCGAGTCCATTATTCAGATACTCGCCGTCGAAGGTCGCCGTGCTGCCGGTGCCGCCGATAATCACTTCCTTCTTTGGATTCTCGGCGGTGACGTGGGTGTGGATCGCGAGGATCGGGATGTTGTTGAACGTGTGGGCGGCCTTCTCCAGCTCTTCCGGCGGCCGGAACACCTGATAGACCTTGTCCGGATCGAGCCCGAGTTCATCGTATTTCGGGATTTCCCGACCCCAGTATGGATTAACCCCGGCTTTTGATATGCGGCTGGTTTCCAGAAACAGCCGGCCGTCGGTGTCGGTGCGGCGAACGCTCGATTTATCGAACGCCAGCAAAACCTCGGATTTATTCGTCTTCATCGTCCACGCCCGGGATAATAGGTGCCCCGACGCAGCCGCAGTTAATCAGTTCGCCGGGGAATATATATTCGCCGTCGATTTTAAGACCTTTCGTTAAATCGAAAACCTTCCCGTTTGCTTCAACGTGAGAATGTCGCGGGTTTTTACCGCCGCCGACGTGAAGCCAGCGTCCTTTTTTGCAGCCGAGCGACAGTTGTCGGGCGCGCGCCATCTGCGCGGTGGCCTTGTTATTCTGGTCAGTCGAGATTGTGACTGCGCGGCGCCGAGTGACGCCGAAGCGTTCCTGTAACTGGTCAGTCAGGTATGCGAGGTCGCGGCCGGTGGTCACGCTGCGCATCACCAGCCCTTCGACCTCGGTCGCATACTCGGACTGGATCGACCTGATCAGCGAGACGTTTTCCTGCACCGAGGCCTGCATCACCGTGTTGGTGACGAGGGTGTCTTTCATCGACACGCTCATGCCGGTCAGCGCGACGGCGGCCTGCTTGGTCGCGTTGGTGGCGTGCCTGTCGACCTTGGAAATGAACCAGCGCGCGAGGTCCGGCGCGCGATCGGCGAACATCTTGCGCCACTGGTTCGCGCGGCGCCGCAGCTGCGCGGCGAGATCGGCGGCCGGTGACGAATCCTGAACAATCTCACCTTCGCGCTGGCCATACGTCGCTCGCAGCCAGTACAGCGTCGAGCGGTGCATCTCGTCGATCAGGGATTCGAGCGCGCGCTGGTAGGCGATGCGGTTGGCGGCGCTGGGGCGCGCCGGCCGCATTTCCCCGCGGGCTTTGGGAGCTCGCGCGGGCATCAGACGCCGCCGGCCCCGTCGGGATCTTCGACCTGGCCCGGCGGCGTCGGCAAATCGTCGACGTCGAGCGAGTCGTAGCCGCTGTTCGGATCGTTCGCAACCTTCTGGCGGACTTCCTCGGCCGAGAGGATGCCGCGGTCGATGTAGATCGCGTCGGTATCTGCGTCCGTCTTCCGGCGCGCTGATTTTTCCTGTTCTGACTCTTCGTGCAGCGGCAGGAATGCGTGCGTAAGGTCCTCATCGATCTCGCCGAACTCGGACAATTGGATCACCTTGATTGCCGTGTCGAGCGGCTGTGCAAACACGCTGCTCTGCTGGCTGGCGACATGGTCGTACCAGTTCGACTCATCGTACTCGCCGGTCGCGTTGAAGCCCTTCGGCGAGATGCCCAGCAGCTTCACTGCCGGCGTACGGCTGATCGCGGCGAGCAGTTCGAGTTGCTGGGAGACGATATCGCCAAGACCGGACAGTGGCGTATTGACCTGAACGAAGTCCTCGCCCTCCATGTCCAGCGTCATCAGGCCATCGTTCGAGCCCATCATCTGCCAGAGCAGCGCGCGAGCCTTGAGCGACGTCGCATCCTCAAAGCCGCCGCCGTTGAGCATCTGACTCATGTCGGTTTTCAGGATCGACGTGCTGAAGCGTTTGACAAGTTTCGCGACCGAGATCCGCACGGTGTCGAAGCGATCAACATAGTCGAGCGCCATCTGCGCCAGCGGGATCCCGAAGAAGTTATACGAAGGTTTGAGCAGAATCGGCAGCTCGTTCTGCACGAACCGCAGCATGCGGGACGCGTGCACCTTCCGACCTTGAACAAGCCAGGCGTCGGGGCGGTAATATCCCGCTTCGAGCGGATTGTCGGCGTTGTAAGGTGCGGGATAGCAATTGAGCGGCTCGATCAGGCGAAAACCCTTGAACGAACCTTTTTTGATTTTGCCTGGGTCAAGGGTTAGAGGCGTCTGTATTTCAGCGAGGCCTGCGTCGGTGCGCGTGTTGTCGCCCATGTCGATGTAGAGCATGGCGCCACCCATGTAGCCCGTGGTAGACATCGCGCCCTTGAAGTACTCCTTCGTGTGGTACTTCTTGACCACATCGTCGAGCTTTTTCACGCGCTTCGCATCCGCCTCCTCCTCACCGCGGCCGCCGAACTTGATCCACTTTCGCGTCATCTCGTCGGCGAGCGTCTCGACCATCGCGCGAATCAGCGGATGTTGCGACAGCAACGACAGTGCGGCGTAGCCGATGAAGTCGATTCCGGAAAGCTGGTTGAAGCCGCTGCACGCGCCGATCGTGGCCGCCATGTTGTCGCACATGGAGTCCATCGCCAGTTCTTGCGTCTTGTAGCCGGCGGGCACCGTGCCGGGCGCAACCTGCGCGTGTTTGAACTTGGCCTGCCAGTCCACTGCGGCGCCCTGGGCATTCTGCATCGCCTGCAGTTGCTCGAGCAGCGCCGGACTGATATTCAGGCCGCGACGCGGGCCTTCGACAGCAGGCCAGTGCGGTTCGGTGCGCGGCGCGCTGTTATGCGCTACAACGCGAGTGCTGGCGGGTGCCGTCGGAAGGAGCGGCACGCCGCTGACGAGGTTTCGTAGCTTATTGAGCATGGCGCGCCATTTTGATCAGCAACGATTCGAGGTATCGAATCTTTTCGCGGTCGGCATGCCACATTTCGGCAATGCCCTTCAGCTTTTCGGGGTCCAGTGACACGTTCTCGCCTTTCGCTTCTGCCTCTTTCGCCAAGCTGTACAAACCCGACGGCATGATGAAGATTCTCGCTGGCATCTGAACCCCGCTCGCTTACGAGAGGTCTTCGGCTTTGTAGTCGCCGGTCGTTTGCGCGGTCGTGGACGCCTTCGAGTGCAGGTGCAGCAGCGTGCCGATCGCAACGAGGTCCGCGCGCAGCTCGTCGATCGCTTCGTTCTCGAACTGGTGCAGGCGAGCCAGCAGGCCGGCGAAACGGTCCTTGGCCTCGGCGTGCGAGTCGGTTGCGATCTCGACCTTGCCGGTGTTTTCGTTCAGCGGCGCATCATCGCTCAAGGCAGCAGCCGATGCCGTCGCGCCAGTAGATGCATCGGCACCGGCCGCGGCGTTTCCCGCTTCACCAGTCGTCTTCGTCGCATCGGTAGCCTGCGACGTGTTCGAGGTATCGCTCGAAGCGGTCCCCGCACTCGCGTTTCCCGCTTCACCTGCGGCCGTGTCGACGGTTTCGGAGCCGGTGGTTGCAGTCGTCGCAGATTGCGTCGTGCCGCTTTCTTGGCTGGCGGCCGCAGCAGAGGCACCGGCGTTTGGGTCTTCACTCGGCGCGGCCGAAGCGGTTTCATCGGCCATATAAAACGGCAACACGGCGGCCATAGCGGCCATCAAAAGGGATTTGCGGAGGGTGCGCATTTGATTAACTCCGATAATGGGGTAAAAGCCAGAAAATACCGGTCAGGCGGCCTGCATTCTTTGCAGCGCTTCGGCGGAAATGATAATACCCTGACCGCGCCCCCGAATATATCCGTCAAGGGAGTATCTGATTCCGTCAATATGGTGATTATTCTTGTCAACGATTATCGGCAATATATCCCCAGTCTGTTTATCGACCTTGTAGGAATAAAGCCCGAACTCGGCAATGGTGTGAACGCACCGCGGGTGAATCACGATTTCATCGAAGCCGCGCAGCACCTCGATGCCGTCCTCGACTGAGCCGCCCCATTTCTTCGCCGCGTCGATGTTGAAGCCCTGCCGCGCCACCTGGCTGATCGTCTCGGGCCGCGCGCCGTCGGCCTTGATCTTCCATTTCCGTGCACCGGGCACCCCCGGATATTTCAGCGTGTCTTCGGACGTCCACTCCTTCAGCTGCGCGGGCTTCGCCCCTTCCTTGCCGGCGAACAGCTTCCAGATGTCTGTCGATTCGGTGCGCAGGCCGTGCGCCTCGTAGTCGATGAACAGCGTGTTGCCGCGCACCCAGCAACGGTTGAGCGTCGTCGGATCGACGGCGAACCCCCAGTCTGCGCCGAAGAAGAAGCGCACGCCCGGCGGCGTCTCGAAGGCCTCCACGCGGTATTTGCCTGCGAAGATCACCTCGTCGGAGCGCTTGTTGAACTGGCCGAGCCAGATCCAGTTGTAGCGATCCTTGTCGGTGCGCTCCATCTTGGCGCGCTCGAGCTCCAGTTCGGCGGTGAACCACGGGTTGTCCGTGTAGTTGGCACGGATGATCAGGACTTCGTCGTCCTCGTAGCAGCCGTCGGCGTCGAGCAGCGCCTCGTACGGGCCGATCAGGTCCGTCCACGTCGGGTCCGTTTCCTTGTCCGGATTGAAGGTCACCCAAATCTCGGAGCCGTGCTCACGGATCGTAGGCATGAGGATCTGCCACGACTCGCGCGACACGGTCGCAGCCTCGTCTACCCATGCCTTCGTGGCCTTGGTGAAGCCTTTGATACCGGTCTGGTTGCGGTAGAGGCCTCGGAACGAGAAGCTGCTGCGCGTGGCCGGTACGCGGATCGTTTTCTTGCCGGTAACGAACGAGCCCGATAGGTCGCGCCGCTCGATTTCCTCGACGAGTTCCTGATAACTCGACTCTTCGATGGACGCCTGAATCTCGCGCAGGCAGAGAACCCGTTCACGCCGCGCCGACGCCTGGGCGGTCTGGATGGACACCACCGTCCGCGTCTTGGCCGAGCCACGGCCACCGTAGACGATCTTCAGACGCTTGGGGTAGATCAGGCGCTCAAGCTTGGCCGGGATCAGTACCGTCGGTGCGGCGTCGGTTTCGTTGCCGTCGACGTCAACGCGCTTGATGACCTCGCGCTGCATGTTGCAGATGCCGAACACGGCCGGTTCGGCTTTGGTTGCGATGCCCTTGAAGTAGCGCTCAACTCGGGCGATCGCGGCGTGCGAGATGCGCCGCCGGCTCATTTGTCCTGCGCGAGCTGGGCCTCGATCGCGGCGAGCCGGTCGGCGAGTTCACTGATTTCGAGCACGTCGAGCTTCGCGCGGATCATGTTGACCAGCATCTGGCCGACGTCGGCGGGCACCTTGCCGGTTGACACGGCCTTCATGATGGCGTCGACCTGCTGCACGGGCGTGCCGTCTTCGGGGAAGTCGAAGCGCACGTCGGGCGCCACCGGCTTCGACACCGGCGCGACGCGCATCAACAGTTCTTTCATCATCACGACGTCGTTATTCGTGATGGCACGCTTCGAAACCTCCCGGTAAAACAATTCCTCGCTCAGTTGGGTTTCTTTTTTAATCGCGTCGAGGATTTTTGTGCGCGTGTCTTTACCCCGACGCTTCGTCGGCTGACGCTCTTTTGAGAATTGGGTGGCCTGATTCGTCATTTTCCGTACTCAACACCGTTAATTCGGTCTTACGAAACGATTATCCAAGAAAAGGGGCGTCAATAATCAACGCCCGATTTTCCGGGCGATTATCAGTACGGCGCGGCGGCGAATTCCGCGACCTCGGCGGCAACGTGGTCGAGCACGGCGGTCGCGGCCTGCGGTTCGAGCACGGTCAGCTGCTGCTGCAGGTAAAGCATCGTGTGAAAGCCAGCGAAGAACGTGCGGCGGTATTCGCGGCGCTGCTCGGCCGTGGCCTCGGCCGGCACGCTGCGGCGTTCGAAGATTTCCCACGACGACTGGATCGCGGTGCGGGTGGTGGACGGTGTCTTCATGGTCTGCCTCGTTGGGGAGTTGGTGCTGCGTGGTTACTTCGAAAAGCGCCCGGCGATGGCCAGACACATGGCCATTGCGAGCACGATGAGTTCGGGGGTGATGGTCATGGTTTGGCCTCTACGGTTAAAGCGACGGGCGGCATCGTGTTGCCTACCACCCAGAGCATGACGAGCGCACCATTGGCGATCGCTTTCAGTTCGTCCGCAGTCGGGCGCCAGAACGAGACGACCTGGCGGATGCCGTCGATCTCGACGTGGGTGACGGGCAGCGCGTTGCATGGCGCTTCGGCCTGATCCCAGCCTTTCGGCGCGCCCAGCACGGCGTTGTTCGAGGGATGCTGATGGCGGTCCACGGTCAGACCTCCAGTGGGTCGGCGACGCGCACCGGCAGCGCGAGTTCAACCTGCTGCGGTTGCAGCGGCAGGATCTGCACAACCGTGCGCGGGTTCGCGCGGTCGATGCCGTGGAACACATGCTTCTCACGCACCTGCCGATCGTTGACGTACACACCGCGCTGAACCAGAAAGCGCTCGCCCTTCATGCCCGCTTCCTTCTGCGCCTTCGTGAGCTTCTGCGTTTCGTATCGGTCCTGCAGGATGTCGAGCACGATCGACTCGTCAAGGTCGGGCCGCTCGCTGGCGTAGAAGATGTGCAGCGTGACCGCAACGGGCCCGGTGTAGCGCACGCGATACCGCGGCGGGATCTGGCGAAGCGCATTGCGTTCGAACTCGAGCGCCTTCTCGCTTTTGATGCTGGCCGGGCGGCCGCCGCGCACGACGATCTGGCGGCTGTTCGCCTTGCTGGCCGGCTCGCCGAGGATCGTGAAGATGATCGGCTGGGCGCTCATGATCGCACCTGCATGGTGGAAATCGCCATGCAACCCGCCGTGTCCGGACGTTGCTGGGCTTGGCTTTGCGGGTCGAGTGGACGAGTTTCCGCGCCACCGTTGGAAACTCGTCCAGTGCCAGTTTGCGTTTCTGCGCAAGTTGCAGCTGCGCGCACGGCATCTTCTGCGATGACGAGCATGTCGTCGAACGCGGAGAGCAGAATCGAAATCGCTTCGTGCGGGTAGGTGTCGCGGCGGTGCTTGCGGAACTCAGCGAGCGCATCGCGCATGTCCTGCAGTTCTTCTAACGCGGTTTCAGGCTTGCCATGCCCAGGCTTATCCGCGGCGCCCTGTTCGACCGGTGCGCTGGTCTGGCCATGCGCGGCCACAACGGCCGCCTCGGGGGTATTCGATTCCGCAGCCATCATCATCGCGTCGACGATCGCGTCGTGGATGATCGCGGTGAACTGCGTCTTGCTGCCCGGCAGGCGCGAGCGGTCAATGCTGGCGATGCTGCGCGCGACCAGCTG